ATCTAGCGTTATACGATTTAACTAAAGAGGCCGAGAGGTTAGTGTTGTAATGCGTTTTTGAATTTTGGCTTTATCTTTTGGTCTGCTAGACTTTTCCAACATATCATTAAGTTGTTTGAGATTGAGAGTTCCTAATCTTGGCTTACCGTTTTTGGTTAACATAGGATTTTTCTTTTTTGATTTCGAAACTGCCATGATATAGTCCTTAAAAATTGGAGCGGTGCCACTGCTATGCTCAGGTAATACAAGAGGGTATCTTATATCGTGCTATCACTCACCGCATGAAACAAGTATAACATTATATAGGCTGATTGTCAATAGTTATTTGTGGTATATTTTTCCATCCTAAAGGTTCTGTTTCAATTTTTGTATCTGGATTACTGACGCCTTCAAATACTTGCCAAAGTTTTTCTTTAATAGCAAATTTGGTAAATAAACCGGCTTCATATCCGTATGCTTCTATTTCCCAAGGTTGGATCCAATAATCAACCGTATCAGAATCAACCCTTTCACCTTTCCAACGAGTCAATTTCTCATTGGTTTCACCATAAACATATTGTTTAATGTGAACAAATTCATGTGCCAAAGTTTTGAGAATATCATAAGCACCAATACCGGGATGAAGTTCTATTTCAAATTCTCTAGGTTTGCCACTATCATTATAATCTTCTACAGAGGCGTATCCGTAAGCATCTAAAGCTTTATTAAATTTTACTCTAACAAATATATTATCTAGCATTTTTTCTGATAACAGTTCTTTAGCGTAAAACTGTGCGGCCCGTTTTACAAACGGCCTAAAGCGTTTTTTATCGGGACATCCAACTATACTGAGTTGCATCTGAGGTTTCTCCTGTAAAAACCAATTAACACTTCTCAAATATTTAGGTACTATCTACTTTTCACCAGGTGAAATTTGTTCTACTAAAATACCACAATGATTTAAGAAGTCTATGCCGATGGTATCTCGATACGAATTACGGTAATATACCTTTTTAATACCAGCGGTATAGACTTGTTTTGCACAATGAATACACGGTGCATGGGTCAGGAACATGGTGGAACCATCTCCAGATTCACTACTCTTGGCCAGTTTAGCGATGGCATTAGCTTCTGCATGGATCACTTCATCCTTGGTTTTGGTGGTAGTTCCCCCATCTTCTAGGTATTCTACCACTTCCTCACATTCGTTGGTCCAGCCAGCTGGCATACCATTATAACCGATAGATATAATTCGGTCATCTTTTACTACAATGGCACCGACCTGTAGTCGTTTTGCAGATGACAATTTAGCAAATCGGTCTGCAACATCCATGTAAGCGTCAATAAATTTTTGTTTCATAATTATAAATTTGGTGGGCCTTGTAGGACTCGAACCTACGACCAAAGGATTATGAGTCCTCTGCTCTAACCAACTGAGCTAAAGGCCCAAGTTACCATAATTGAGAATACTGTTGTGTGTTTAAGATGGCTTTAAAAACCCATCTCCTAGACTTCACGCTTTCATTCTACTTTTGGGATAGTAGAACATCTCCGGATAATGGATGCGGTATTGCTAGGATGGTTAATCTCCCTAACAGTTGGGATTCCTATTTCTTTCGCTCACATTCTCAATTATGGTTGCTGGTTACCAACTTCCGTCATCAAACCAAACACGAATTGTGATTGGTAAAAGTTCTAATATAAAAGCATCTTGTTCCCATGCTTCATTTGTTTTGAAGTATGCACAATGTAATCTCCAATGAAACGGATTTAATTTCAAAGTAATATTGCAACCTGAATATTTTAACCAGTTCATTTTAAGATTTCTGCCGTGAGTTCTGGAATGTTGAATTGACTACGAATATATTTGTCTTTTAACATTTCTGGAATAATTGTATGTGGCTCTTCTAAAAGAAAAGGACACGGTCCGTTCCATTTATTAGTAATCAAAAATGTTTTAAATATCTCTATATCTTTTTTACTTTTTGGATTAAATTTTCTTTTTTGGTTTTGCACCAATTGATGGTTTGTAAGAATAGTCATTTCACATACTCCACATTATCTTTACGAAGATAATGAACCATTTGATATTCATCATTGAATGATTTCACCACAGGAATAAAAGTAATGCCCTCAATCTCTTTGGTTTCCCAATTTGAATAGGTGTAATAGATATCCGAGTTCATTTTTGAACGAACTTTTTTGAGGATGGCTTTACCACCAGTGGTACTGGCAATATAACCTGGTCTTAGATTTTTTTTCATGATATGATTATAACTCAAAAATAGGGGGTTGTCAAGAACCCCCTATATTATTACCGACTTTTTGGATAATTCAACTGTTCCCATTCCTCATCGGTTACGGGCCACCAGTTCATTATTGACTCTTTTCTTTAATGGCAATCTTTTTAATGGTATCTTGAGTCTGCACAAGATTTTCTAACCAAACTTTTAACATACCATTTACCATTTCTGCCTGGTCAATTTCAATCTTGTCAGCCAATGTAAATGAACGTGTAAAGTTGCGGTTAGCGATTCCTTTAAAGAGGAAATTTTCTTCTTCTTTAAGTTCATCTTCTTTTGCAGAGCCTTTAATAACCAATTTATTACCTTCAAGAGTTACTTCAATATCAGACTTGGCAAAACCAGCAACTGCCAATTCAATGACGTACTTGTTCTTGCTTACTTGTTTGATATTGTATGGGGGATACGATGGTACATTCTTTGCAATATTTTTGGTTACTTCTTCAATGTCTTTGAAAAAGTTATCGTAACCAACGGTGAATGGATCCAACGTTTTATGAAAGTCAAATAGACTTGGTAATAGACTTGTAGTCATGTGTAGTGCTCCTTAGTTAAGCGAGTTAATCAAAAATTGCGGTCTCATTGAGCCCCGCACCATTAGTATACTATTATTTATACAACTTGTCAATAGTCCTGTGTTTTCTTACCAATATTATATTTTGGTACTAATTGCCAGTCATCCTTCTCTTTATGTGAAAGAATCTTAATTTGACTGAGGAATATGGGTGGTGGATTTTCAATCTGTTGTTTTCGGACAACAGTTACCAGGTTCCAATCTTCCAATAGCTTTATTATGGCATTCCTACGGGACAAGTCGTTTTCGGTAATATCGGTTGGTTTACCATCTAAGGCAAATAATTCTTTGAAGTGGACAATATAATATTGACCTCTTTTGTGTAGTATATGACACGATTGGAATAAGGTTTGGTCTTTTTTTGAAGCCACTCCAATGCGTGTTAATGTTTCTCTGACTTTGAGGAAATCATCATTCTCATTCAAAGTTACTTCAACTAAATCAGTAATATTAATCATATTCCGCCTTTATCTGTTCTTCTTTTTATTTCAGCGATTTGGTCATCATTAAGAATTCGTAAAGCTTCTTTAGCCTTCTGGTTAGAATAACCAAAGTAGGTCTTTACGCAATCTATGTTCTTATCGGTCTCTGTTTTCTGCCACGGTTGAAATTTCCGTTTCATTGACCTGATGGTATTTAGAAGATATTGATATTGAAGGTCTTTTTCCAACTCTGGATAAAGGTTCATCTCGTTGGCATATAGAACACAATCCATATGATATGACAAGGCACGATTGACCACAAAAGGTGTATAGTCTTTTGCATCAATGTCATCATGTATTACAGACTTCTTGGTTTGAAGTATTGAGGGAATAATCTCTTTGAACAAGTCAGGCATATTAAAATCCTGATACGGTATACTTTTGTAACTCAGCCATTTCTTGTTCAGTCATTTTTCTAACTGGCTTTAAAGCTTCTTGTTCTCTATCAATTAGAATCATATTACGACCATCTTTGGTTATATAGTTTCTTGTTTTAAAGTTTTTTGGTTCTACTCTAAAAATCCATCCAGCCCACTTATCTTGATGCCGTGGAGGTGGTACCGAAACAAAATAAAGAACATCAACTGACCTACATTTGTTTAATTGATTTGGTTTAAATGTAAAAGCGTTTTGCATAATAAAAGGTACTTGAGTTTTGACTTCAACTTTTTTATCATTAACTAACAAATCTTTTTCTGAATCAAATTTATCAACAGAAGTTTTAATTCTACAACCTTCTTCACTCAGCATATTAATGATAATTTTCTCTCCGGCTAAACCGAGTTCATTCATCATTTCTTCTTTGGTCATGTTTTTCATTTGAACTCACAATCTACCATGATTTCAGTTAGACAAGCGATGAGATTAATTTCGGAGTCAGCAACAAAGGCTGCTTGATATTGATACTTAGCAAGAACCAAAACCAACTGTGGAACAGATTGTGGTTTTAACGATTCATATAAACTGTCGTATAGTTTACGGAAGATTCTGGCTGGGTCGTTGTCGAGATTGTTGGTGACCCATTTCCTGGCGGCCGCAAAGTCTTTTTCTTTGAGAGCTCGAAGTAAATCAGCAAGTTGTATATCACTAACACTAGAAAGAATACCTTTGTCAATTGTACCAGCAACCGAATATCGTTGAAGTTCATTAAGAATTCTACGATTATCCGGAAAGTGTTTCGTGATAATAGCGGCGACCACTTCTTTGTCGTATGTAACTCCTTCTTGCTGAAGGATGTTTTCAACTCGTTTAAAGAATTGTGCAGCCAGTTTTGGTTTAGAACCATTGATTTTAAAATCGATAACAGAACAACGGGAGTGAATCGGATCAATGATACGATTTTTGAAATTGCAAGTGAAAATGAATGAGCAGTTTGAGGCAAATTCTTCAATGGCTCCCCGTAGAGCAGGTTGAGTTGAATTTGGATTAAGATAATCAGCCTCATCAATGATGATAACTTTTCTGCCGCCCATAAGAGAAACTGATGAAGCATAGTTTTTAATTTTGTTGCGAAGGACATCAATGCCAGACTCGTCAGAACCATTGATGATAATGTAATCGCAACCAACCTCATTACACAATGCTTTAGCAACTGTTGTTTTTCCAACACCTGCCGTACCAGATAAAAGAAGATTTGGTATCTCTTTTCTCTTGACGAACTCCTGAAAAGTTTCCTTGATGCCATCTGGAAGAACACAATCTTCTATTCTAGCTGGTCGATACTTCTCGACCCACAATAAATGTTCCATTTCACATACCTCATAATAAAATATACAACTAAAATACTACTCAATTTGTCCCTGAAGGACACCAACAACATCAATTTGTGATTCTTCTACAACAATATTACCATTCGTTAATCCAACAACAGTTTTACCTTTCATTTCACCATCAGGTAAAACAAATACAATCATAACAAACTTTGGATTAATGGCAACTTTTTGTTGATTGGTTGCATCAGTAAAATATACTAGCATAATTATCCTTCAAATTTAGATTCTTTAGATTCTGTTGCAATCCAGTATTGAATGTCAACGGACTTGTTTTTAAACGAGGCAAGGCCTTTTGATGAAATTTCAACATCATAGGCACCAGGAATCATTTTAAGATTTTCAGTTAAGAATACCATCTTAAATTTCTTTCCGTTACCACTACCTACTTCAATGTGATTTGTGTGAGCAGAATCATCTTTTGCATTAAAGGTTGTCAAAACAATTTTATCATCTTTTGACAATACAGCAATGTGTGGAGATTGTAGAACAGAAGCACTCTTTAATAAATCAGCCAAATCTTCTTTGGCCAAAGAAAAAGCAATGTCAACTGATGGTAAAGAAAGTTCTTTGTCTGGTGCCGTGACAATCATTTCTTTGACTGTCTTACGATAAGTGGTCGACTTTTTTGGACCAAATTTGAAAATCACATTCTTATCATCAAAATCGATTTCCGTATTATCGAACATCGAATGAACCGAAAGAAACTGATTCAAATCATAAACACAAAAGTCTTG